GCATCAGTAACAGCACCAACAACCAACTGTAAGACTTTTGCACTTACAAGATTGGTTGTTGGGTCAAGCATATCAGCATGAGCCATATCAGTCTGAATGCCCCAATCGTCTGAATACATTTCTAACTGTTCTTTGATTTTAGAAATATCAATGCCAGTTTCAATGATGCGAATATTATCCAAAGAAGTCCTCTAGTGAATTTTGTTTTTCTGTCTTCCAACCCATGCAGTCGAGAACAACACGAATTGGTTCTACAAATGCCTTTTCAAATTGTGAATCATAATCAATGAATTGTTGTAAATTAAATTCTTTTGGCAGTCTTTGTGGAAAAGAAATCACACTATCTTTGATTGTGTTTGGCATTTTGAGATAGATGAATTTCAACTTCTCGCCTTCTTGTATCAAAGGATATTGTTTCTCTAGACCAAGTTTCTTCAAATGAAAGTTATAGAGAATGGCACCTTTGACATGAATCGGTGTGCCTTTCTTGTAGAGCGTGACTGAATCTGAATACTGTGCAATGCCATTACAACCTCTTGGCGATGAAATTTCTTCAGCAGGCAATTTCATAAACTCAATTTTGAAATCATCGATAAATTTATGCACATCATCTTCGGTGCCTGTCATCATCAACTCTAAAACTTCTTTCATCTTTTCACGAATGACAGATGGTGTCGATGACTTCACCATCTCTAGACCCATCACTTTGAGTTTTGGTTCATTGTATGCAACACCTTCGTTATTATACACATTCAATGCATATCGTTTCTTGGCAGTCCACAAACCTTTGTCTGCAAGTGTCTCTCGTTTCATCTGCATCTTCTGTGAAAAGGCATGAACATAAATGGCTAGTTCTTCGTATGACTTATCGATGAACGGTTGAATTTTCTGCTCACAAACCTTGTCCATAAAATCAACAATCTTCTTTGTATCTTTCTCATCAGAAAAAACTTTATCAACCAAGTTACCGAGGCGTAGATAGATTGAATCAGTATCGGATGCAATAACATAATCTTCTTCCGTTTTAAGTAGTTTGTTCATAAACTGATTCAACTTTTTTTCAATCCAACGAATCGACAATTGACCTGCAAGTGTAACTGCAAGTGCAACACGCAAATCATAAAAACGAAAGTATTGTGAACCCATGGCACCATAAGCCGAGTTCAATGAAACTTTCTTTGCGAGTTGTAGATTGTTGTATCGTGCAATCAGTTTTTCTAATTCTTTTTTCTTCTGTGGGTCTTTTTCTGTTTGATAATCTTGTTGGCACTTAATCATCATCTTCTTAAACTTCTTGCGGTCTTCATACATTTCTTCCATCATCTTTGGTAGAAAACCTTGTTTGTCAGTTCGAAAGAATTGACCATTCGGTGTCAGAGTTGCATCTTTCAAACCACTTTCTTTGAGATTGATTTCTTGTTTCAGAAGTTTTTCTACATTCACATTTTGATTGAGTATGTCTCTCATCGCTGTTGTGTAGTCAGATGGCTCAATCAATGTCTCTGGCGAAATATTGTATTGCATAATCAAATGCGGATACAGAGAATTCAAATCGAATGAAGCAACCCAATCGTGTTTGCCAACTTGTGGTTCTTTCACATATGCACCTTCGAATGCAGCCTCTTTTATCTTGCGTTCTTTTGGCGGCACAATGATTTTTCTTTCCATAAGATAACAATTAATCATTGAGTCCCACATGCGAGTTTGTGCGAACACATCTTCAAAGTTGGTCTTCGTATCGTATGCAAGAGTTGCCGCCAACTCAATCAATTTCAACCTATCTTCTAAGTCAACAATCAACTCCACATCTTTAATGTTATAGTCAATAAACTTTTGATAATTGAGTCGGTAGAGTTGGTGTAGATTATCATACTCAGAATAATCTATCTTGTTTGTGCCTAGTTCAACTGAGGCAATATGGTCAAGTTTGTAGGACTCTTGTGACTTACCACCTGGCGCATACCAGCGATAGAGTTCGATATAGTCCAAACAAGACACACCAAAAATATCATACGCAATTTGTTTCTTACCTTTAATTAATTTTTCTCGTTCAACTACTTTACCCCAAGGCGAAAGTTTCTTGGTTAGTTCTGGCCCAACGATTCGATTGAAACGATTGTGCAAATAGGGAATATCAAAGAATTTAATATTCCAACCAGAGATAATGTCTGGCGTATTTTGTTCCCAATCAGCCAGAAAGTTTTTACAGAGAGTGTATTCATCAGCACACTTCACATATTTCACATCATCTCTTGTGTTCTCATATTCACCACAGCCATAGACTGTCATGCCACCTTTCAATCTACGAATGGCAATGGCAGTAATTGGTTCATCTGCTTTTGCTGGATCAGGAAAACCATTCTCAGAACCGACCTCAATGTCTATGATTGCAACATCTAGGTCGTTCATGTCCCAATCGATATCACCTTTTTGTGTATCAGCAATGAAAGAATATTCTAGTCGAGTGTTACCAAACATTTTGAAGTTTTGCACTTCTTCATATCGTTTGATAAATTCTTTGGCGTGATTGATTGATTCAAATTTCTTTGGTTCAAGCACATCACCTTGCAAAGAACGCCATTCGGTATCTTTGTTTGTAGGAAAAAACAAAGTCGGAGAGTATTCGATTTTCATTTTTACTCTCCGACCGTCTTTGATACCTCGGTAAAGAATAAAGTTACCGAAGTTTAGAACATGGGTATAATATTGTTTAGTCATTCATACATTATAATACATTTTTAGGGAGAGCAGAGGCAATTTGAATACCGCTACCGAAGACTTTATTATACTGATTTATAAGTTCTTTCGTTGGTGTTGTTAGGCAAAGAACATCGTCCATAGAGACTTTGATGCCTGTCAAAAATTCTTCTGCGTAATCCAAGAATGGCGCAAAACCCATCATTGGTCCTTGTTGCGTATTTTGTAGAATAACTTGAACAGGCTCTTTGAGGGAGATTTCTTTTTCGCCAGAACAATCTAATTGTGCGATAAGTGTTTGGCCTGTTTTGAGTGTAATAAGTTTAACTGTCATAGTGATACCTGTGTGTCAGATGAAAGAACACCAATGGTGACCCAGCGTTTAGGGAAAAGCATCTCACGACCTTCAAAGTCATTCATGTTGTATGTTGGGTCTTGCATCCAACCAATGACTTCAACCATGTCATCAAATGCACGATAAGACAAATCATACTTCTCGGCTCTTGGTAGTTTATGTTCAACTGCTAACCGTTTTGCAATTTCACGGGTGTTCATTCTTTTCTTTCCTTAAAGTCGTAGAAAAAATCATTGTTATTTCTTGCAGAGTGTTTATTGTATTTCTCTACTGAATATAACTTTGTTGCTATTTTGAAATCTGGAAAGACGCATCATAGAAAAGGGTCTTGTTATTTGGTTGTGCCGCATACTGACCATTATCTAATTTGATGAAGTTGTAACTCTTATGTTCTTCAACTGTTTCAGAAAATCCTGTATTCAAATAACCAGGGTCGTTTTGGCAAAAGTCTAAGGTGAACATATACTCACCAAAGTGCCACTTTCTGTCTTTGTCGAGAAACTTGCACTTCAACATACGCAAGTTGTCTTTTTCAATGACAGTAATATTATAACTCAAAGCGTCCCATATTTGCAAGTAATCTAGAGGCAAAGTTGCATCTTTTAGATTGTCTTGCCGAGATACAAATGCGTGTAGTGGTAGTTTATCATACAATGCACCATAGTTAGGCAGAAGTGCTTCGATACGAAACGCCTGTCCTTTGATACATTTGATTGTCATCCATATGCATGGCTCTAATTCGCCAAAACCTTTTTCGAAGTCATAGAGAAATTCTTTCTTTACGAAACATTGAGCAGGTGGTAGATTGTGAACTAAGAATGCCATTGTTTTCTTACGAACTTAGTGAAGTCTGGTGGTTGCCATCCTTCTGGTTTCAAAACTTTACCATCTTCTCGTTTCAATACTTTTCTGGTTTCTTTATCAATCTTTCGTAGATTACTCAATGCACCTTCATCCCAAATCTTTTCACAATCCAAACCTCTCGACAACATGTATCCAACAATAACCCAAATCATATCGAAACAAGCATCAATAGTTTCAACATCATCTTTTTCTAATCTTGCTTGACAAAATTCTTGGAATTCTTCATTGATTAATCGATGATAAAGTATTGCTTGTTCATCATTGTTTTGTGTTGTAGTTTGGCCTGCAGCTGCCATAAAGACCTGCACATCTGTAAATACTTTGCTCATAATTAAACCTTTTTTGAAAGTTCTGCTTCGTGAGTGCGTTTTCTTAATTCAGAAGAACTAAATCGATGTTTGCGAGAATTGTACCAAATTT